AGAGGCACATAACCGATCAAACGGAATTGGTCGGGTACGCCACGCAGATGGAGGATTATCCACTTCTCGATACTCTAAGCAACTGTAGTTGTACCTCTCGTAGTAAACCTCCCAGGATCTAGGAAATTTGAGGTCGAGGATAGGACCACGTAGCTCTTGCAGTTGGTTTAAGGAATCAAGATAGTTCTCTACTCTGATCTGCATTTCAACATTGATGCCAAACATCTTTTCAACGAGCAACCGGGTGTTGAAAGGGACATCACGTTGCGGTATTCGGTCTTCTGCTGCGCTTCTATATTGTTCCCGCTCCCACATTGAAAAAGTGCGGTTCTTTTCAATAAACCCTCGAACGTCATAACTTCTGGTTGCGCGCAACCCATAACGTGCCAAAGCATTAATTATGGGACAACCAGGATATTGGTGTGCATATGACAGGGCTTTACAACGAAGTAGGCAAAGCAGTTTACCTTTACGAAAGCGACTATAAGAGGAGCCAGCCCAACCGAAAGATGCCAAGGCCTCATGAGGATCGCTAATATTCACTTCGTCTTTAATGTCAAATATCATACCACAAAAACTAGCTTCCGAAAGACTCTCATGATGCTCAAGTTTCAAAGTGAAACCAAGCTTCAGAAAATCACTAGCTGTGGGACATTGACCTGTGTAGGAGAAGAGCGCATCGTCTCCTTCGACTACAACACGAACATCCTCCCTTTTGAGCTTGTCAAATAGAAAGAGGATCGATAACAGATTTGTTAGGCCGTTTCCAAGACTAGTACACATTTCACCAGACATACGTCTAGCACCACATTGAACGCTGAACCACTGAAAATCGCAGGTTTGCTCTCCACCTATAGCTCGCCTTACAAGATCCATAAATTCACCGTGTTGTGGGAGGTACTTTGTCATGTAATCGTACACAACAAACTCACAATTCGCCATCATCTCACCCTTCACATGTGCCTCAAAGCTTGTGTGATCACTCGCCCCGTATCGTGCTGAAGCTGAATACAATAGCTCACGCACGTAACCAGGACGGTCTTTGATAGGCACCTTCTTGATAAAACAATGGTTACTGAATACTTCCTTTTCAACAAGACGAAATATACCTGCGACTAAAATTTTAAACATGTCGGACCGCGAGTTGATTCCTCTCGCGTGCTTAAAGTCGAGGTACGGTTCGTCCTTGATAAATGACTTGACTTTAAAATCTTTTTTGGTAAACGAACAAGCTCTCTTAATATACAATTCGCGGAGCTCATCCTTTCGCCAGCCAGGATATTTACAGTCAGTCAAAAACCCTTCGAAGGTCGTATCTGTTATTGGTTGTAGGGGTTCTAAATTTGCCTTGCACCACTTGAGAACGAAACACCTAAATTCTGCAAGTAGTAATGGATCCGGAACAGGAGTGTCACTGATGAACCTATGGCACACACCACATAAAGCGCTTTGGGGGTTTCTGTTATCGACTTGAGGGAGGGCTACCCCGGGAACGTTACAACCTAAACAAACCTGGACGCATGTGCGTCTATATTGATTTTTACAAAATGCTGGTTTTTCGTAGATCTTAACGTCCTTAGACACCGGTTTAACAGGGGGGAGAGGTAATCCCTCATCGCCGACCTGATACCCCAAACAAAAATTGCGCTTCTCACCAAAACGTGGTGGGCCTAAAGGTTTAAAAGAACACCGGTTTGTCGCCTTCGGTCCAAAAATACTTGGACGGCGTACTCCGCGGTGTTAGCAACAATCCCTTGGATCATATTACGGTCCCTGTCAACGTTGACGGAATGTGTTCTGGAAGCACCTTGTTCAATTCTCAAACGGGCAGCGTCCAATAAAGAGGACGTCAACAGATTTTGGCCAGCTGTTATTTGGACGGCAAGCTCATAAGAAAACTGAAAGGTGCCACTATAAAATTCATAGCCAGCAAACAATTCATCGACAACTTCATCGAGTAAGAATCTTAAGTACTCCACGAACTCAGGAGCACCTTCACTTAAAACTCGCGTGACGGTAATGGTAAATGAAGCCATTAACGGATCAGGGTGCCTCAACTGCATTACTGCAGAGAGATCAGCTCTCATATCAGGATTAATCACAAAAGTGTGCTCAAAAGCATTTGTGATTGTAAGTACTTTATATTTTGTGAAAAGAAAATAAAGAATAGAAAAAAGTACAGGCAAAAACAAATGAAAGAAAAGCACCACCAACCAGATAAGGTTCAAAATCAAATGAAAGTAAACACGGATCTCGACCTTGAACACGTAAGTCACAAATATCAAATTCCAAAAGAAGAATGAAAAGGCAAGCCTTTTCATAACTTTCTTAACGGAACCCGAGAAGAATAAACTTACGGTCTTAGTCAGCAAACCATAACTACATTTAAAAGGAACCACAATGCTACGAAACAAGACCCAAAAGACCAAACATAGCAAACTAAACCATGAAACAAAACTAGGCCTGTTGGACATTGTATGCCAGAAAACAGCTGTGTTGCCTAATCTCACTCGACGATTATGTTCATCCATGTCAATCAAAGGGACCTCCTCTTCGGGTATCGGGATGGCTTTCGCTTGTGCGAGAGCTGGGGGAGGAAAATTATTATTAACCACAACTGGCTGTGGGGGATTAGCCTTCCAGTTGGCACCCTTCCTCCTTGGTTCAGGGCAATTCCTCTGTAGGTGTCCGGCCTGACCACAGTTATGGCAAGCTTTGGGGTCACCGTGGGCACGACCTGCATTCACAGGGGCAAGTGCCTTTGGTTCACCTTCAGCCGCCACCTCAGAAAGTGCTTCCTGTTTTTCTGAGAGACCCACAGCAGACCCAACTTCAGCGTTAACGCTCGAAGCTGGACTTACTTTAGGTTCAGACTTACTGACAGGGGCAACGGGGCCAGATTTGGATTTACCGCCTTTAGATTGGGATTTTTCAACCCCTTTCTTCTTGCGATCTCTCTTCCTCTTCCCCTCTTTCTTTGGCTTCTGTTGCTTAGACGACCCACAATTTCCAAGTGCTACAGGTTTAAGATTTGAGTTAGGTTTCTCCCCTTTTCGAACCGGTGCCACAACCTTTGGCTCAACCTTCGCACCGGCCGAAGCCGACACGTTGGGTGCCTTGGGTTGATGGTTGACCTCTACTAAGGTGGGTATGTCCCATACTGCTAACGAGGGTCCGTAGACGTCTTCATTTTCAGTATTCATTTCGTTTGATCTTATAGCGACTTTAATTGTTGTTGAGGTTTCTGCAAGTTTTTCTACCTGCTGATAGTAGAGGTATACGACTATTTGTTGGAGTGAGCTCTTCTTCCCCAAAGGGAAGAACTCAAGCTCCCATTTCACCCGCCTGACGCCCCATGTAGATTGAGCGATGCCACCGACAAATGGCTCGAGACGGATGTGCAGTTCAACCACCAACCAACTCAAAATTCAATGAGCCAACTGGCAGCCGTTCCACACACCCCTACTCCGACGTTGTCCCCAACTTCACACGGCAATGGACCATTCCGGATCCAAGGCGATGACACACGGGCAGTGACCGTGTCAAGGGGTTCTTCTGGTGCTGGGATAACCGTTGGCGCATATCACTATGTGTGCCAGTACAACCGTTGACAGCAATAAAGCATCTTCGGCAAATCCATACCCTTGTGAAATGATGTGCAGTGCCCTCTGAATTGGTGCCAATCAAATGCACCAACCCAGAGGACTCCAAAGGACATCACAACTCAAGAGTACTTCATCAGTTATCTTCA